GCCGATATACCTCTATTGTATTCAATTATACGAGCTACGAGTGGTAATGCCGCAGCTTACATTGGTTACGCGAATCTTCATCTAGATATGAAAGAAATGGATTTGATTGAGTTGTGTCAATGAAGTAAAGAATGAAATGACAAAATGTTGTGTTGTATATTTTGCCATTTTTTGGAATTGTCTTTTATTTTTGTAATTTTCAAGAGCGATTCGCACCGAAACCACCGAAACCTCCGAAACCTCCACCGAAACCTCCGAAGAGAGGACTAGTAGGAGTAGGATTTTCGACCGGAGTAGGGCGAAGGCGCTTAGCACCTGGCTCTTCGTCAAATGTCTTGACCATGTTCTTGACTGCATCCTCGTGCTTACGAATTTTGTCATTGAGAGTATTAATCCGAGTAAGCATATCCCGCATTTGCTTGAGGTGAGTCTCTTTCTCAGACTCGAGAATACGGATGCGAATACTGTTGATAAAGGCATCCTTCTTCATCAGCTCAATGCTGTCCTTGGCACGAGTAAGAGCAGTAAGAGTACGCTCCGCCGTAGCAATCGCCGCCCAGTCAATCTGAACAGGATGGTCTTGTTCAGGAGCAGGAGCAATCAGAGTATTGTTGTTGTCACTCTCTGGAACATTACCCTCGAGAGCTGCCTTGAGTGCATTCACAAGCTTACGACGAGCCTCATCATTCTCCTCAGAATTCACAATCGCCATCAGTCCACCAATCTTACCCCAGTGCTCACTCAGGTTAATCTTATCAGACTCAGTCTCAACATCCTTGTACTTGAAATACAACTTGCACTGAAACTCCACATCACCGCTGTTGAAGAGCTCACGAGTACCGCGACCACCGAAGATGGGAACCTCCGCCGCCATTTGCAATAGCTTAGCTTTTATGGTTTTTATTATTGTGTAGAAAATGACAAAATCATTTTTTTGTTTTTGCCACAGATTTTATTTTCAAATCTTGCTTTCATTTATTTCATCTATTCATTATTAAACTGATAATAGCAAATGGTGCCAATACACACATAAGAAGATAGGTAAAATGAATAATAAGCACAGGAAGAAGAATAATTACGTCAAAGGCACGACGAGAATACACGTCATTTGTAAATATAACAATAGTAAGATATGCGAAAAGAGAAGCGATAATAAACTTATAAAGGTTTTTCAAGAGTGCTATAAATTTTACCATTCGATTCATTTTGGATTTGGTTTGATTGGGTTTTATTTGGTTTTAATTTAGTTGTAATGTAGTTCAAATCATTTTTTGATTTTTTACATTTAAATTTTTATATTTCATTTAAAGCTAATTCATGTTAGTTATATAATATAAATAAATTGTTATTATCCCAATATGATAAATCCTTATGAATTTATGGGTCTTACTTTTAATTCCACTATAGATGACTTACGCAAAGCATATTATACTATGTCACTCAGTTGCCATCCTGACAAAGGTGGTTCAAATGAGGCTATGGCGGTTCTTCACACTGCCTATAAATATATTAAGTCTCATTTAGATAATATTAAAGACCAACCAGACAGTGGTAAATCTTATGATGAGCTTCAAGCAGAATTTGACAATTTTATTAAAGAACAAGATGCCGTAAAACCACCTACATTTTTAAATATTATTGCCGAAAGTTTCAATATTAATCCGGTTGATTATATGGAAATATATTACGATGTATGTCCTGATATTCCTGGAAATATTATGTATGATTTAACTCTTACAGTTATCAACGAAATGATTCGTAGTAAAATGCTCAATCAACAGATGACTGAAGATGATGCAATTAAAAGCATAACACGTGATGATATTTTAGCAGCGATTCGCAAAGACTTGACAAATTACAACAAACTCAATAATAAAGAAGGTACATATGGTGCGTCTATACCAGATGGTTATGGTGCACTTATGGACAAATCAGAAGTGGTATCGACAGAGGAACAGATTCCACGTGCACCTGGGCAAAGTTTTGGCAAACGTGAAATGGTCATATATCATGAACCAGATTCAGTAGGCGGTAGTGAAATAGCGGCAGGAGACATTCCAATATTACAAAAGAAAGATGATTATACTATATTTGGACCGAAAATGGATTCACTGCCTATTACGGATTATCGTCGAGCATATTCTGAAGAGTCACTTGATACGGCTTCGTCTATATTTGCGGGACTATGTGGAGAGGAGTCAATTGATATATTACTTGTGAAACAGAAGATGGAACGGGCGAGACTGGATGATGTCAGTAAACTGAAACCAGCTGAAATAGTGAAACTGAAAATGTAAAAGTATATTATTTTATAATATTATTATAATGAGTGAAAAATCAAAATCATCTCCGAATGAACATTTTAATAATCAGTTTTTTATAGATGTATATAAAAATTTAGACCTACTGCCAAGACCATATAGAAGAAACATTAGTAATATAAGTAGAAGTAAAAATTATAGTAAAAAATTTGCAAATTACATTGATACGAAATATAGTAGGCTAAATAATAAATGTGGGCATTTAAAAGACTTTCCATTTATTCAAATTTATAAAGAAGAAGATACTAAACTAGGCAAAAAAATATATAAAGGGACTGTATATATTAATAATGGTATTCATTATAATCAAAATTTTGATTATTTAAAATTTTTAAATTTTTTTAAAGATGATGGGATAAACTTAAACTATTTTAAAGAATATAATAACAAAATGGTAGTTGATTATTGTTTTGAAATTGAAAAATTAGTAGATGAATTTAATACAATTGGTAAAGACTATTTACAAAAAGAGTATGATTCTAAAAAGGTTGTATATAAATATTCAAAAGAATCTGAAAATATGTGGGAGGAAGATAGTCATGATGATGAAATTACTATTGATAGGATAATTACAGATACGATATGGGGCATAGAATTTGATGAATTTGAAAAAGTTGTAAATGAAAAAAATTATAAAAATAAAGATAAATTGATTAAATTAAATAAAAAATTATATACTTTTGTTAATGGCAAACCTTATTGGCATCATCTTGATGGTAAATGTCGTGAACAAAAAAGGTTTGAACAGTTTTTAAATTTTATTGAAAAATTAAAATTATCTATAAGTGAATGTAAAGGAAAATTAACATATATTCCTTTAGCTTTAAATGCTACAAAAAAAAGTGCAGGTCATCAAAATATGATTATTATTGAAAACAATAATATTGAATTATATGAGCCTAATTATTTTAATGAAGAATATATTAGAGAATCAAATGGTGATGTCATTATTCCTTATGGTGATGGAATTGCAATTGAATTTGTAAAATATCTAGCTAAACTTTTAGATTTAAATTTTATTGAACCAAAAGATATATGTCCATTAGGATTACAAAGTATAGAAGGTATTTATACTCATAAATTCAAAGATAAAAGAGATCCAGGTGGTTATTGTGTTGCATTTTCATATCTATGGTTAGCATTAAGAATTATTAGTAATTATCCGCCAAATATTTTACATATATTTCTATCAGGCATAGAACCAAATAATCTTACGAGATTAATAGAAGATTTTACTTATACTATATTACATTATTCAAAAGCACTTCCGAAAAAAGATAGTGCTACTAAATCTAAAACAGAAAGTAAACCTGATAGTAAACCTAAGACTGATAGTAAACCAAAAGTAGATGATATTGAAAAAGCATTAACACAATTACAAATTAAAAGAAAACGTTCAAGTACGAAACGGTCTAAATCAAGTTCAGACAATGCTCCAGTTAAAAAGAAATAATTGTTAAATTAAATTAACTTAAACATTATAATAGTCTTTAATTTAATTCCAATGAAATCACGTACATTTAAGAATTTTTTGAAATTTACGATTCGTGACGATGACCTGCGACATGTTTACATAGAATTCAATGCGAAGGCGGCGAATAGTATTGAAATAAATACATGCGAAGCCGCAGATGAAATATTATGCGAAATTTACTGTATATTGGACCCGCTTATAGAGCTGTGCAATATAGAAAAAAGAAGTTTTATAATAAATATTGATATGGATGGGGCAAATCTACTATTATATAAAGCAAATATTTTGATTCATATGGTAATGAGATTACATGACCATATTCAAACGGAAAGACATGACTTAACGGAGAAATGCCGTATTGAGAATCCTCCATTTTTTGTCAAGCCAATCTATACATTATTACGACCATTTATTAGAGAAACTTTTGTAAATAAAATAGAAATTGATTAAAGAGTGAGGTCAAGGCAGTGACTTACCTTGCCGTCTAATATAAATTTATGCCTGGTATCCATTTTGGCACCACTCTGTCTTTGGGTCGGGCGGTATAATTTTTTTCAATAGCATCTTTTAGCATTCTATTTACATTGCCGACTGTTTTAAAACGAACTCCACTAATAACTACACCGCAATTGTCGGCAAATTTCTGTATAATTTCTTTTGTTGATTTTTTTGATTTTGGTATGTAAAAACAATAATTTGGTTGTAATTTACTATTAATAATTTTTCGCTTATTTAATTCTTTAAGAGTTAAATCACAATATTTGTTATAAGTTATATCTTGTATCTTGTCTTCAAGTATAATAATATCTTTATCTTTATACTTAAGTAAATCTTTATATTTTGGGTTTATGTTTAATTCTTCCATAATCTTATCATATGTAGGTTTATATGGTATAATAATTTGTTGAAGTGCATTTAATGAAATTGGGTCATGAAATATGACTTCATTTAGATTTGTAAAATCTTCGTCGTATTTTAAATTTTGTAAGAATTTATCTATAGCATGTTTTGAATATGATAATTCATCAATTATACCACATGAATCATCTGTACGTAAATGATAATTATTCTGTTTAAGAAGTACTTTAGAAAATATGAGATAAATAGTATCGTTCATACCATATATTCCATATGATTTACCAATATCATTTCTCATAATGAGAGATGCAAATACACCAGGATATTCTGAAATTTCTATATTGCAATGGTCTTGTATTGACGATACTTGCTGTACATCAATTTTATTACGTAATAATTCAACTTTACTATTTATACTTCCGGCTTTTAATATTAATAATAAATTTTTGAGACTAGTAAAATGTGATATACTTAATATTTCAGGTCTATTACATATTTGTTTTGTATGTGATGATGATGTTTTAGTAAATGTTGATGATTTGGAATGTGATTTAGATTTTTTTTGTTTTTCCTTACATTCTACAGAATTTGATTCAGCACCGACACATGATTTAATTGTTTTCTTTAATTTACTATACATTATCTTATATTTAGCATTTAAAATTATTCTATAATTATATTATAATGTTTTCGCCTCAGGATATATATTTAGATAAAGATTTTATAGACGACTTAGATAAATATAAATATATTCGATATTGGGCATCAAATGCATATGCGCGTATTAATAAAAATTTAAGAAATAACTCTGTTGATGTACTTTATAATAAATATCCTCACACATTTTACTTTACTAAAAATTTTATTGAATATATAGAGACGTATGGAATAAATAAAGACCAGTTACATAAGAATGTATTGTACCGTGGTATATTATTAGAAGAATATCCAACTGATATACATGATAATGGATTTATTTCATTTAGTTATAATAAAGATATTGCGAAGAAATTTACACAAACTGATGGGTTTTTATTTGAATTACATAAAAATAATATTGAAAATAGTAAGATGTTATTAATTGATAATAATATAGATGATATATATAATGAAAAAGAAGTTCTTATGCTACCTGGTAAGATAACTTTACAATCTTTAATAGATAAAAAATATTTTAAATGTAGCTACAAACAAAATGTAAATTATATAAAAAGTATATTGGATAAACCTTTACCTATGTTACCAGTATATGAAGGAGGTAAAAAAGTTGAAAAAAGAAGATTGCCGTCATATACTATAAAAGGTGGTCAATGTGTTGTCTTTTACAGATGTATATATAATCGTGATGTAGAAATATTGGGTACACGTATTATTCCTTATACACAAAAAGATGTTTCAGAATTTATGCAAATTGATTTACCATTAAGAATAAGACATTATGAAGATGCTACGAATCTCATACCAGAAGTTATGGACCTACGTAAGTATTTGAAAAATGCTGTTTATAATGATACAAATAAAAGTAATATAGATGAAGCTGTTATGAAAGAGTCTTCTTATAATGTATACATAGCATTATATAATTTAGCCGAGAAAACTGTAGAAACTATAATGGCGTTTGATTATGCGCCAATCTTTTTAGAGACGTTTACAGTTTCTAGTGCTGGTCATAAAAATAAAATAGAGATGGCTTTACATAATTATTTTGCATATAAGAGTTCCTGATATTTTTTTTATCTTATATTACAGCAAATTTGTAGCTACAAATGTTTTCAAAAATAAGGGGGAAGTTTACAATATTTTTTTGCGGAAGTCTAGAAGATAAATGTGGAGACGGATGCAATGGCTCTATTCATCCACCAAATAAAAATAAAATTAAAGAAACCGAAATAGATAAATTACGTCAGGTTATTACTGAAATGAAGGGACATTAATGTTTTGAGCGAGAGTGTGAGTGAGATTTCGGGCGAGATTTTGATGATTTGCGTTTACCGCCATCCTGTAAATTTGGATTTTCAATTCTTCCGTCTTTATTAAAATCTCCATTTTTATACAGAATATTATTTGTAGCTAATAACTCGTTTTTTTCTAATTTTTCAAGAAATTCAATATCTAAACCCTTTTCTACATATTCTTCTTTTACAACTCTCTTTCCATCTGCGTTAGTCGCTACTACTTCTACTATTTGTTGAGCTCCTGTCTTATCAAATACATTTGTATTAGCAAATTTATAAGTATCACCTATATGTTGTATACCAGGATGTATTTGTTGTAAAATTTCCTCTTGTAAATCTATTATTTCTTTACTCTTTGCACTTTTACTATTAACTAGAGTTCCATTATTAACTAATTTTTCTAAATTTTCAGATGATGATAATTTCCAATTATTCTCTACATCTTCTCTTAATTTATTAAAAGTTAAATCTTTAAAATTACCAGATAGATATCCGTAAGTTGGTGGAGTACTATTTCTACCAGGACTTTTAGATGGATCAGCTGCATCATAATATAACTTCATTGCTGTACCATAATCTCTTTTAGCTTCTTCTCCACCTTTATGTTTTCTATGTTTTCCTCCAGATTGTGCTTGTTTTTGTTTATACACTATTGGTATTTTAACTTTTTTATCATCACTAATTACATTATTAACTTTAAATAAACCTGGTAATGAGTATTTTGTTACATCAGTTCTTGGTGCTTTCATTACAATTTTTTCACTATTATCTTCATATTTAACATAGCATAATTTTGTAGCAAAATTTGGTGTATCTCTATTTACTTTCTGTAATAAACCTCCTCCCATTCCACATAATAAACTATATGGAGCGAAAGCCCAGTTACTCGTTTTTGCATTACTATTTAGTAAAACTGGATTCGTAATACAATTTAACATTTCTTGAATAGTAAATACTGATATTCCGTCACCTTGTATTGTTCTAATGAATCTAGGTTTAATATATGTTATATTATTATATTCATAACTACAACTGCTAGTTAATAATAAATCTGGTGAATTTCTTTCTTCAATACCCGCAATTCCAAATAATCTAACACCTGCTACAAGTGATTGAATTACTGCTTGTACTGGATCACCTGAATCAGGTCTGAATGTAACTGCAAATGTTGCAGGTAAATATTTCATATCATCATGTTTTAATATAGGCGTCTCGCGAAAAATACTTATATCAATTGAATTTTTAGTTAAATCATGTTCAACATAGTTAGTATTTATTAAGTTCTTTTTTTTTCTATCGTTAATATACATTTTCACTGCTGCTGGGAATACTTTTGTTAATGAATATTCATAATCATAGCTGTCCATAACAATTGCGACTGGTGCACCAGAATCACCAAATTTTTTAAGAATTTCAAACATTGCTTCTACTTCTCTTTTATATGAAGTCATAACACTGTGTTCACTTGCCGCAATTGATTCACCAACTGGTTCACCATTATTATATTTAACTTGTGCGTAATAACATGCACTTAATGTATCAGAACCATTGAAATTTAATAAATGAGCCATGCCACCAATAGTATTTGTTTCAATTGAACTCGCTCCTCTGAAACCAAAATCATGTAAAGACCAATTTAAAAATGTACATTCTCCTATGATATTTAAGTCACCTTCTTTTCCAGTTGGAGGATAATCTGTTGCAAATGTTTTTCCAGCTATACCTACTTCTTCATATTTTATTTTAAATATTTCTTTACAGCATCTACTTAAAGTTGCAACAGAAATAGGATACCATACCTGTGTTAATATAGATTCATAATATGTTACAAAAGGACAGAAATCACCTTCTGCTTCTACTATATAAACTGGTGTATTTGGTAACATAACTGTTCCTTCTGGCAAACCATATATTCTAATAGGTGGTAGTTTACCAACTAAATTTTGTAAAATTTTATCTTCAATAGGATAAGGTGAATTTAAAAATCCATGATTCGCATAAAAAAGTTTCATATCATGAATAATCTCTGGAGTAATAGGTTGATTAATATAATTTTCAATTATATATCTAAGACCAAAGCATATTAATCGTTTTTCTTCTACGTCTGCCCCTTTTATTCTATATTTTATTGGTTTTTTATCAATCATTAAATTTTTTCTGCATTCACCATAACTAACCATAAGTTTTCCTTTATCATACATTAATTGATGACTTAATTTATATGAATCAGTTAAAGCTAATACTGGTAAAGTATTTGTATTAAAATCTTTATCTATAAATTTAAGACCTTTATCACCTAAATCTTTTTAACCATTTCCAATTAAAGGTATTTCTTTTAATTTTGTATCAGTTGCATACAGGACATATTCATTTTGAGAATAAAATTTAATAGGTACTGGTGGGTTATTTAATAAATAATGTTCATTTACATAGTTAAATTTATCACCTTCGCCGCCGCGGTGTTTGCGGTGGTGGTGACGACGGCTGTGGTGTATCTTATCATGTTTACCCGATTTTGATATTTTTTTGTGAGATGCACCGCCAGTAAACATATTTACTATATTATATATATATTATTTTATATAATGTAAAAATTAATGAATATAAAAGTTATGCACTTCTATCCTTTCTTGCTGACTTGTTTGTAGCTACACTAAATTTATATGTTCCATAGAAGCCGTCTTTATATTTCTGTGGAATTCTATCTAAGTCTATAAGACGTGCGTTCATCTCTATATGTTTTTCTATTGATTCGGCAGTAATATCGGCGGATTCTTGGCGAGTTCGGCTGAGTGTTGAAAAAATCCTATGTGACAGTTCTGGTATACGCAATAAATCATCGCGGAACATTTCGCCTAGATACTGCCGTTGTACTGCCACATTCTCCTCCAGCATCGTCTCTTCTTTTACTTTTAATTGCCGCTTATTTAAATATAGCTTACGAATTATAGTATATGCGGCAACTTCCCCACACCCTTTATATATAGGTTTAATATTATCACTTACGTCTCCACTTAATATTTTTATCGCTTTGTCTAAAAGAGCGTCTCCTTTACTATTTTCACTATTTTCTAATAAAAATCCATTCGTTTTATACACATTTGTTCGAGCATCTGCTATCTGTAAATAATCTCTATCATTTGTTATAATATTTATAATTTGGTTCGGATACATCTCACGTATTTTTTTAGAAATAAGATATATTATATCATCAGCTTCAAGATGTTCATAAGAAACTATTTTACATCCACTTTCTACTGATAATTTTACAAAAATCTTATTCCAAAAGTAGCTACTTATTTCTGGTATATATTCAGCCATTGGTTTTCTATTCGCTTTATAGTCATCGAAAATTTCCGTACGACGCCAATTTGTTCTTAATGAAGTATCTTTTACAAATACTACATTATATATATCAGAGTCTGGTATTACAGATAATAGAGTCACCATTTTTTGCATAAATTTCTCTTCAAAATAACGTAAAAATTTTGGATCTCTAAATAATCCTCTATAACTAAATACACTAGTATTCGATTTTGATTGATATCGAGACAATAATCGTCTTTGTATTGGTGTTAAACGTAATTGACGATAATTTGAAGGTCCTGCTTCATCTGGACGTGGTTGTTCATTTTGTCTGATAGTTTGTAATGAATTTAAATATGTTTTAATTGATTTTAAATAGACTTGTATATAGAGTATTGAAGTATCTACAAGTACAATAGATTTGTCAGGTTTAAACAGTAATCTTGATATTTGTTTTCGTGTCGTACTTTGTATATTTTGTGTACCTAAAGTACTCATTACTATTTAAATAGATATTTAAACTATGTAAAATAAAAATAAATCACAATTGATTCATAAATTATATGTTACCTAATCCGGCTTCAGTATTAAAAACAGCTAAGTTTATTCGCTCATATAAGTGTGTAAAATTTCTATAATCATCTGGTATATCAATTGTGTAAAAACATGTATGTGATGATGGTAAGCTATTTGGACGATTAAGAAAAGTGATTCTGTATGGATTTTCATTAGTTGGATCGAAATTTATTTGGTCATTGCCACACCAGAAACGTAAAAGTTTATGAGCAAAGAGTAAATAGGCTTGTTGTCTGGTCATCTTTTTACCCGTACTTTCTTTTGATAATTCTGCCGAGCCTTTGTTTTCGTATTTTAATTGCCCTGCCATATCCATAGGATATCTACGAACACCATTTTTGAGAATTTTCTTAAATGCCTCGAGCAGTTGCTGTCTATGAGGTGTATCTGCCGTATTACATAATAAATTATCGGCAAGTAAAGATAGGTTTTCTAAAGTAATGTTAGTATCAGATAGTAAACGGTCAAGAGTTTGTACATTTACTTTATTTTTATTTAATATATTTTTAAACTTATTAAATTCAAGATTTTGAAAACCTTCAACAAATTCACTTAATTTGTCAGAATATAATATTGTATCTGGTTTGTTGAGTCCTTCAGGATCCATAGGTCCATTATTTAATTGATAATAAGCACGTAATAATATATATTTTATAAAATTGCGAGTCTGTATTATTGTATTTTTTCGTCTTATAATTATATTATATGTATCATTAAATCTAGCTTCTTGGTCAGTATATATTGTATGAATACTATTTGGGTCACGAAGACAATTTAACATAAAGTTTACTTCTGGACCATGATTATCTATTAAAAAATATGTTATGAGTTTATCATAGTCATTATTACCATGCTTAACAAGTAATGTGTGTAATAGTCCATGACTTAATCTAAAATCAAGCGAAATATTATTAATTATACAAAATCCTAAAAATTCACCAACAAAACGCCAAAAGTTTGTAGTATTATCATGTCCTTGTATCTTAAATTTAAAATCATAATTCATTATGTAACGATTATTCGTTTCTGATATTGGTATGAAAACCCTCTCTTCTTTTAAAGCTCTGGCAACAGCAGTAAATGTTTCACGTGTGAGACCTTCGCCTATTCCTTCCATACCTGTTTGTATCATTTCATAACCATAATCAAACCCCATGTTACGTTCAAAAAAGGTTTTTTGACCTTCAAATTCGTCATTATATTCACTCCAATGATGAAATATACTTTTTAATATATTATTACTATCAATTTCCATAGGATAAGCATCGGCATCATTTAATTTCATATTACGTCTGGTATAGAAATCATATATTGTCTTACGAATAGCTACAATATTACGACATTCAGAAGGTGCAGTAAGTCTATGACAAGCTTTTTTGAATCCTTTGGCATGTTTTTTAAAAGGTTCATTTACAATACCATGAAATGCTGCACGACAATCTTGAATAATTTCGGCAGAATTATATTTACTTTCAGAAAATGTAGTTGATTTAGAAGTATGGGTGCTTATATCTTTTATAGATGACATAGCAGATTGGTCTTCAAAATCTAAACGAGCATGTAAATCATTAATTTCATTATTTAATTTTTCAATATATGTCTCAAGTCGGTCTTTTAATTGGTTTCTTATTTTTAATAAATGATACATATGTATTGTTTGTACACGACGTCGATAGGCATTATTTAATCTTTGTATTTCTTCAGTTACTCTTTCTAACAATGTTTCTGTAACAGTTTTATATTGTTTTAACATCTCTAATGCTAAATTTTTAACTTGAATATCATTACAAAATACATCAATAAAATAAAAATGCATATACATGTCTAATCCATATATAATTGGTAAAGTTCCTAATTTTTCACTTATAATATTGAGTTTTGTCGCTATTTGGTTAAATTGTTCTTCTGTAAGTAAAGATCTTATTAAATTAAATCTTGCACCTATATTAATATGTAAAATACCTAATTCTATTACACGATTTTGTTGTAATAATTTTGAATTACTATTCAAATAATTTAAAGTTGATTGATAAATTCTATCTCTAAAATTGTCGTGTTCTACTTCTAAATTTATAAAGTTATCACGTGTATCATAATATGTTTTATAAATAAATTTAATTATTTTTTTGGCATTTGAACGAAATTGTTGACATTCTGGTATATGTATTGGTTCTTCATCGGCATGTTCAGTACGTCTATCAATATCATATTCTGGATATAAAATATTATAAGCACACATAAGGTCTTGACTTTCTGTGACGAGTTCATGTTGATCACGTATATCATTTGGTTGATTATTAGTTAAAAATCTTGGATTTGCTGGTAAAGCAAATATATCAATAAATCTTTCGGCGAATGTAACTAATTCTTGATTCATATCACCAATACCATTTATCCATGAACGACTTGATGATACTGGTCCAGATGCAGGTGATGAAGCCGATGCACCTGATTCTTCCATTATAATTATAACATATTATTAATGATTGATAAAAAAGAAAATTTGATTTATGATTTGATCTTGGATATAAATAAAGTCCAAACATGGATGCACCTATACATACTCTATTTAAACTCATTGAAAGTGATAAACGTAAATATATAAGTTACGATACCAATGAACGTTATTATGATATGCTTCGTACCATAATGAAAGATGAAAAATTCAATGGCAAAAATCCTATTTCTATACTTTATGAAAATGTAGCAGATTGGAAGAAAATTCTCACTAATGAAAAGTATCTAATTCTCGACATCATTCTGTTCGAAATGAAAATGAGTAATATTCGTATTGTAAATTTTCCTACTGATACTTCAAATATACAGAACCTTATAAATAGCTATAATAATCAAAATGATAATAACACAAGTTCAGTAAATAATACAAATACACAAAAGAATCAGCAAACTCTATATTTCACCCGTAGCATGTTTAGTTATCTTCTCTTCTTTGGAATAATTTTAATGAGTCTAGACGTTTTCGCTGAATATGCTTATGATGAAGATAACAAAATTCGCAGTATGATTCATAATGTAAATATTACATACATTTATGTATTTGTAAATATTCTAGTATATATTACAAAATATGCTATTATAATCGCGCATTACATGTATCAAATCTATAAAAAATTTATTATGTTCGTGGCAACTGCGGCGGTGACGGTATAATTTTAATTTGTCTCATAGAATCATACACACCGCATTTGTCTAAGAAACCATCAAACAGATCTGGTGCATATTCTGCATATATATCATCTGATTTAGAAAACACTCTTAATTCTTCCAATATATGACCAATTATAATATTACATTGCGCACTACGTTTTGGTAATTTATCTTTTGAGCCTATAGCCCGTCTCCAGATGTGATAAAGTATCTCACGATTTGATATATATTTAATGTTTTTTATAGAAAATAATATTTTTAATATATTTTGTGCATGAAAACGATGGCGATGTTTTTCAATGACTCTATGCCAGGCAAATAGTGAACCATACCGTTTATTATATAATTTCAAAAAATCTTCTAATTTTTCTATGTAAATACCACCACTATTGTTATTAATATTTGGTGTTAATCTGCGATATTGTTTATCATTAATTAGTTGCATATGAACCATATATGGAACACCATCTTTTCCTTTTATAATCATTGCAGTATGCATATAAAAATTCCCAATAACCAATCCTAATACCATATATTCAAATACACGTGGATTAAAACGATTTGTGACTTGAATAATATCACCAGTTTGCACTTCTCGTAAAAAATCATCCATTTTTATTTTGTCATATTCCAAAATAGAACTTATTTTATCATGAAACATATGTATAGATATTTTATAAACGACAATTAAAGATATTAATACGACACATATAATTGCAATTATTTTTTTCATTATGAAATTATATTACTTTTAGTCTTATATACCGGCATATAGATTTAATCGGTTATTTTATCCGAAATTCACTTTGAAATTTCTCCTTTGATATTACGCGAACGCCAAGTTCACGAGCTTTGTCAATCTTACCACTGTTTTCATTTGGATCCGCCGCAACCACAAGTTTCGTATTTTTAGATACGCTCGTACTCACTTTACCTTCCCCAGCTTCAATTAACTTTTCCCATTCTTTATTACGGAATCCAGTGAAAACAATTGTCATTCCTTTGAAAGATGGCGCAGGGGTGGGAGAAGACGACGAAGTTGACGAAGTTGACGAAGTTGACGAAGTTGATGCAGCTGACGATGCCGTAGAAGACGATGCAGCTGGTCTCGCGGCAACAGGAGGCGCAGGAGTTTCCGCCCGGCATCGCATAGGAATTTCCTCCATTAGCGCAAAGAACCGCGGGAGACCAGTAAGGAATGCTCGAGCGCCAATCGCCGCTATACCGTTCACGCCTGATACTTCCTGGAACGTCGGTGTTTTACCCTTCAAGATATCAGGCAGTTCTTTAATAATTGCGGCGAGTTTCCGTGTACCGAAGCCACGCCCGAATATATTAGATGCCGCCATCATGTCTACACATGTCGCCGTATCATATGTATGTTTTATAGATGTAGCTATTTTCTGAGCACTTACTTTTTTGAACCCTTCAATCTTAAGAAGATCATCTTTCGTTATCTTTAAAAATTTAGGAATAGTATCATATCCAGCCTCTACCAGTTTCGCAATAATGCCTTTCGCGACAAATTTAATATCAAGTGTCTTGGCAAAATGCTCTAGCTCTTTTACTTTCTGTTCCTGTGTCTTATTCTCACCTTTCACCATAATATCTACGTGACTTTCGTTCCATTCCCATTCATCTGCATTCTTTGGTAAACTTGGTGTACCGCTCACTGCCGGTGCTAATACACGAAGTATATGAGGTATAACATCACCACTACGGATTATAACTATACGTGCACCTGGACCAATTTTATTCTTTTCGATATAAGATGCATTAAAACCAGTTGCCTTTTGTATATTCACACCACCAAGTGTAATAGTATCGAAATTTACTGTAGGTTTATAATATCCATCTTTGCTTATATTCCAAGTAACTTCTTTTACTATAACTTCTGCTTCAGTATGTGTAAGCATACTCTTAAAAGCAAAGGCGTATTTTGGATTTTTACCAGATGCAAGTTTATGAACTTTATCATTATAAACAACTATACCATCTATATCATAAGGACTTTGATTACGACGAAGTATTAGTGTATCGGTAAGTTTTTCCACAGTAAGTTCAGTCTCAGATAGAAGCATGGTATACACCGTTTTGAAACCTTTATCCTTAATATATTGAATTGATTCAGAAGGTGTCGGATGCGAAGCATCAGATGGAGTTTTAATCAGTTCATATGCAAGAAATTCGATATATTGAGCTACACTTGAATCTGGTGATTTTTTATGAAGTAGTCCAGCAACTAAATTACGAGCATTTGAATATTCCGGATGAGCTTCATGTATTATCTTCCAGTTATCCTTTGATATAATGAGTTCTCCGCGAATGACCAGTGGAGTATCTTTAGCTTTAAAGATAGGAAACTTCAGAAAAGGTATAAGATGAGAAATATTTTGACCCATTACACCATCTCCACGTGAATAGAGTGTAGGATTTCCACTTTTATCATAGCATACCATTGCAGAATTTCCATCCAGTTTGTCCGATATAAGAGAGTTACCTTTGTAATCTGCTTTCCATTTATCTAGGGCTTTAGGATCATCACGAATTTTATCTAAAGAGCCCATCCAAAATGGAAGCTTGACTTTGTTTTCCTGTGGAACTGCACCAATTTTAGTTAAAAAAGCATTTTCAGGATCTATTTGACGTAGCTTATCCTCAAGTAAATCATATGTATCGTCAGATATTATAGGCTTGGATGTATTTCTATAAGCGATATTCGCTTTCTCAAGAAATTTAACAAGATCGTCCACAGTTCCATCTTTTAATAATTTATCCACTGTTTTTTGCATATATTCCCTTATAATAATTTTATACTAAATTTCTTCTTTTTCTTTTAAAATTTTAAATTTGGAATTTAAAAAGAATCATTTTTTATATGATAATAAATAAAAAATGAAATTCGTTTCTAAAATTTTTATAGTTTAAAAATTCGTTCTCTCGTCTTTTACATATAGAAATGCAAAGTGTATAAAGTGGAAAAGAAATGATGGATAATATTGAAGAGATTAATTTCGTATTTGAACAATTATACTCGACGTTGAATTTATATACAAAATCTAAATACAATGAAAAAGTCAAAAAGGAATTAAAAAAAGTGAAACAGCAAATACTCGAATTATCTTTAAAGGAAAACGTGGATACAAATAAAATTATAAAGTCTATAGAACCGAAGATAATGATGTTAGAATAAATTAGAGGTGTATTATTATAAGAATGAACATATCCAGAGCTCTGATCTTAGGTATAGCCTTTGTAGATTTTGTACTTATAATGGTCATATTAAGTATTATTTTAGCATTTTTTATAAGATTTTATGCCGTGAAATACCGACAGGCATTGAATGCTGGTATTACGATTGTTATGGGTAAGCTTTTAATTCTTGGGGTATTCTTTGCATTATTATTTATTATATTATTATTACTCCTGTGGGTAATATATAAAGTTGTAAGAAAAATACCGCTTATTGGCAAAATCATAATTAAGAAAGTCCCGCTCTTTGGTGCATGTAATTCATCCGGTATTTTTGGATTTTTTGATACAATGAATGGTATAGTTTATAGCCGAGATTCAAGCAAAAATAAATTTATCAGATTATGTAAAGGTATTATTGAATTTTTAGGTAAAGGTACTGGTTTCTTATATCAAACTGCTCAAGATAATATGCCGATAGATCATGGTGGTAACGATGATGGAACGGAGAAAAAGAAAGTAGTAAAAACAACGGATCCAAGTTTCACCCAGAGCGATAATGAGTATATGCAAGATCAATTACAGATGTGTTTAGAAGAAAATTTAATTGAAGTTACACCTGATATGAGTCAGTCTGATGTGCAATATGCGAATCTACAAAATCAAAATACGAGAACAATGTGCCGTACCAAACAATTACAAGTTCTGATGGATTCTATATCTCAAAAAATGCCAAGTTAGGGTTAAATAAAAATAGTATAGTCTAAGAATAATAGACATGGATCCAGGAAATGGGGTACAAGTTCCTCCAGTAAATGGCGACAGTGTTAAAAATATGTTATCAATATTACCCAGTTTTAAAGAAGCTATATTATTTATATCAGTTGTCGGACTTTTATTATTGATCGCCGTATTATATCATAATAATAACATACAAGTCATTGTAAATAATATTTCCAGATGTATGCGCGATAATGCAATAAAAGCTAGTAATAATGGTATATTTACTGTAACTTTAATTAATCGTAATAAAGTACCATTATATGATATCACTTATGATACAGGTAAAAAGATATTTTATACAAAATGCAGATTACCCACAGGAAATGTAGCGAACAATATACCAATACAATTCCCGGCATATGATTTTATACAAAAAGGTACAAATCCAGCATTACAAACTTTCCCGGAATGTTATGGAGACAAAGACTATACAAGTAATGGTAGTCCATTTACATTCATTGGCTATGGACCACTATTAGATTTTATAGAATCAAATGGGGTACTCACCTATATGTTCGATGATAATAATGGTGTTACAGATAATAGTCAGCGTTGTCAAATAAATGCCGCGAATACTGGTAGCATTGTATTTTCAGATCCAACGCCAATTACTGATACTGCTATAACCTTTAATTTTAACTGGACAGGATATGTATCTGGTAAATATACTGTTTATAAGGTTGGTACTGGAAGTGGGACAGGTAATGATAGTAATGATACACCTGTAGCTAATTATACGGCAGTACCAATTAATAGCAATCAAACAAGTGTCGTTGTATCTGGATTAACTGCGGGGACATCATATTATATTGTTATTATTACTGATGCAAATGGATATTATGGTCCTGGTGCATTATATGGTGGAAAGGATACTGATGGATATTCACAAGCAACAACAACGGCTGATGCATCTGCTACTCCAGCTGCATCGGCTACTCCAGCTGCATCGGCTACTCCAGCTGCATCGGCTACTCCAGCTGCATCGGCTACTC